GCGGTGACCTCCGCCTTCCCGACTTCGGGTGCGCTCGGTTTGAAATCCTTGATTTTTGCGACCGTGGTGTAAGTTGCCGGCGTGGGCCAGGCGCTGTAGCTGATGGTTGAGCCTTTGCCGATGATTGCTTCTGTTGCGGTGGGAGTGGGCATGGGATTCCTTTCAATGAGTTGTCAGTTGCCAGTTGTCAGTTGTCAGTACAGGAAGCAGATGTTGTTGGCGTCGCCAGATATCTGCCTTCACTGGCAACTGACAACTGGCAACTCATTCCTCTTCTGACAACTTACTTCTGATAGCTGATCTGAAACGTGAGTTCCTTCAGGTAATACAGCACCTGCTCCGAGCTCGGATCGTGTACCAGGTCCTCGTGCAGGTCATCGAGCCAGCAGCCCAGCACCCAGCTCGTCCCCCAGCTCCCGGTCTGGGCGTCGAGGCTGGCGAGGACGGCCGCGGCCAGGGCATCGGCGGCCGGTCCACCGAGCAGGAGGTCGGCCCAGAGCGGATCGGTCCCCGCGTACAGGGTGGTCGCGCCGTGAGGCCATCGTGGGCGGCATCCTCCGCCACGTCCTCGACCGCGTACACGATCTGCGGGTAAAGCTGCTCGCTCTCGCGGATGTAATTCGGGTAGAGGTTGGCGCCGCAGAGCGCGGTCACGCCGGCGTCGGCGGAGAGTCGGGCGTAGAGGGCTTGGCCGAGCATGGGGGGAAGAGGAATGAGTTGTCAGAAGAGGAATGAGTTGCCAGTTGCCAGTTGCCAGTTGCCAGTGAAGGAAGGGGATGTTTTGTCTTCTGCCTTCGCGGTCAACTTCCCATCACTTGCGCGATCTGCTCTCTCAGCTTTTCCTCGAAGGCGGTGGCCGCGTCCTCTTTGCGGGATTCGTATGCGTGGTCGAGCGCGTGCGATCCCGCCACTTTCGTTCGCCCCTTCGCTCGGCTCGCGCGTTCGTATCGCTCCTTGTTGCCGGCGCCTGCCGACTTTTCGTAGCCGAACTCCGCTTTGCTAAGGCGTTTTCCGGTGAAGTGGCCTTCCTCTTCGAACTCTCCGTATGGCTTCCCTTTTTTGTATGTCTTGGGGTTGAAGCCGATCTTCTCCACCATCACCCCGGCGCGGGTTCTACCCTGTTGGACGCGGATCGACTTCGCGAAGGTTCCGGTCCGATGCGGCGCTCGGGCGCGGGCGTCCTTCTGGATGATCCCGGCCCCCTTACGGAGGGCGATGCGCACGAATTTCGTCTGCGTCTTCCGCTCAAGGTCCTTGAGCGACGAAACGGCTTCAGTCAGGCCAGTGATTTGCATAAGAATAATAAGTTGTCAGTTGCCAGTTGCTAGTTGTCAGTGAAGGAAGCGGATGTCTTGTCTGCTGCCTTCACTGGCAACTGGCAACTGACAACTGACAACTCATTCCTCTTCTGACAACTGACAACTTATTGGAGTTCCGTGACCACCATCACCTGGCGGATCTGGCGCTCGTCGATGTTGCGGACGCTGTTCAGCGTGAACGTCCGGCTGCCATACTGGATCCGGCACTCGGCCGTCAGGCCCTTCAGGTAGCGAATCTCGATCTCGTGCGTGGCGGTCGGGTTGGCGGTGGGAATCTGCCCCAGTCCGATCACGCGGCCGCTGGTGGGCGTGATACGCCCCCAGACGATCGCCAGCGTCGCCCAGGTGACCGTCGCCTCACCGTTGGCATCCTGCGTCTGGCCGGCGGGAGTCTGGATGGTGAGAAGATGTCGGAGAAGTCCGGCACGCATGGAGAACAGAAGTCAGAAGTCAGAAGTCAGAAGACAGAAGGGAACCGGAAGCAGATTTTGGGGGCGCTCTTATTCCGTCTTCTGACTTCTGTCTTCTGTCTTCTCTTTTCCTCATGCGACCGGCGAGGTCCGGCGCCTGAGCCGATAGAACGCTTCGAGGCCATGCGGCACGGCGGCGAGCGCCTTGCCCTCGCTCACGCTCTCGCGGTTCTCGTAGAGCGTGGCCACGTGGCTGCGGAGGGCCAGCAGGACATCGGCGGGGACGGCGGCGGCGGGCGCGCCGTAGCCGGCGGGGATCTCGAACGGGCGGCGGCGAGCCTGGGGCGCCTCTATTCGGTTAGCGGCCGCGTCATAGAAGGAGATCAGCGCGGGCGTACGATCGGATTCCCGACCGTAAACCTCGGCGCCCCGCCTCCCAGGAAGCTTCTTCCGCCCGAAGGTGTATACGCTGTGCGGGCGCAAACGCCCGCTGGCCCACTCGGGGGGATGATGAACCTTGGACCGCGCCCGACGTTCGGGGATTCGGCGACGACTCTGGAAGCTCACCTGTTCGACACCACGGG